CAGCATCTACTGATCCTGAAGGTAGTCCTGCATCTAAGTTAAGAGCCTCTTCAGAAACTTTACAAACCCAATTAGAAACTTTTTATAATAGAATCCAATTATTATTATCTAAATCTACATTTACTATATAATGTCTGACTTACAATCTAACATATCATCGTACATTCCAGCAAATATTAATAATATTGTAGCTAATATTAAAGATCCAAAAGCTTTTGGACAGCAAATAATAGATAATGTAAAACAAAAAGTAATTGGATCTGTTTTAGATGTTATTACAAAGTTAAAAAATGAAATTGAAAGAACTATTTTAAGAAAAGTTCAATTAGAAAAAACTCATATTGAAAATTTAATTAAATTAGCTTTAGATAAAGAACCTAAAACTTCTTATGAATTTGGAAGAGTAATTGATACACCTCCTTTATTAACTGAAGAAGAATACCAAGAAGCTCTTATTCAGGAAAATGATAGATATCAAGCTGAAAAAAGAATAGTTGATAATTTATTAATTACTTTAGAAGCTAGATTAAAAAAAATAATTGAAGATAAAATTGGTCCTGCTGTAGAGAAATATTTAGAATTTAAAGCAGAAGTAGGCAAAGTTAAACTCGACAGAGAAAGTTTAAAAGCATTTTATCAGTCTGAAAAAGTTCAGCAATTAAAAAGAAATATATTTAAAACTTTAGCAGTAATAGCTGGGGCTATTGTAGTACAAGAAATTGTTAAAATCATAGCAGATAATGCTAGGTTACAAAACTTGGTAGACAAAACTAATACTATTATACGAGAAGCAGTTACTCTTCCCCAATTAAATCAAGCTAGAATAGCTAGAAATGGATGTATTAGTAAGATTAATCAACAACAATCTAGAATAAATTCTCTATTAAAAATATTAAATACTTTAAATATTATATTAACTGTATTTGGAGTATTAGTAGCATTATTAAATATTCTACCAGCACCATTTGCTCCTATAGCTAAAAGATTAAGTATATTGTGGTCTAATGCTAAAAAAATACGTGATAGTATAGGAGCTATATTATCTATTTTAATTCCAATGTTACAATCAGCTATTGCTATATTAGAGGGGTTGAAAAGACAGTTATTAGAAATTAATGAAAGTATTGAAGCTAAAACATTAGAATTATTAACTGATGATGAATTAAACAGTTACATAGATCAAATCAGAAATTCTAGTGAAGATCCATTATGTGATACTAATCGTTTCCCAGGAGAAATTGACCAGGATTATTATAATAGATTGCGTAGATCTACATGTATACAAGAACAATTAGCAAAACGAAATCCATCAGCTGATATTAATAATATTAATGATAATGGATTATTACAATTAGCTAATGAAATTACACCACCAACAGCTAATAATTTTGGTACTTATAAAGGATTTAGGTTTGTTATTAAACAAGAAAATGATTCTAAATTTGTAGTAAGAGGAAATAAACGCCACTATGCTGTGGCTATAAACACTAGAGAAGTAGAACAAATTAAAAGCGATTTTTCATTTACACTAAATCCACAACAATTAGTAGACCAATTAAAGTTTATTATTGATCAACAAAATTTACAAGGATAAAATATTTATAATTATGAACATTAAAGCATTTAAAAAATTAATTAAAGAAGCAGTAATTGATGCTATTCATGAAGAATTACCATATATTCTTGAAGAGCATATGGCTAGACAAGACAAAAAAGCATTACGTGAAGGTAGAACAATGAATTTTACTAGTACTAATGTACCAACTAATTCACTACCAGGTGGAGTGCGTAGCCAATTAGCCGCTCAAATGGGCGAAGCATTTGGTTTCCAACCAGCTGCCCCTAAATTAGAAGTAATTAACGCCGTTGACGAAACTACAGGTGAGCCTGTAAATCCATATTTAGCATTTATTAATGATGCTGCTAATAATATGACTGCTCAAGATAGATCAGGATTAAGAAATTTAGGATAATATGCCAATACCTCAAACGATACGAGTAAATCCGTTAGATTTACAGAAAAATATTGTTATTGGGGTATCTTTACCTTTTAATGCACCTGGTGTATTTAATAAAACATACAGTACTAAAGAACAAATTAAATCTAATTTAATTAATTTATTACTAACAGATAAAGGTGAAAGAATAATGAATCCTGAATTTGGCGCTGATTTAAGAAGATCATTGTTTGATAATATAACTCAATCAAATACAGATTTATTACAAACTAAAATAATAGATGCTATTAACATTTTTATTCCTGAAGTAGAATTAACAAATGTTGCTGTAGAATCTAATATTGATTACAATACTTTAAATGTAACTATAGACTATCGTTTAAGAATTTCAAACACCCCTGATCAAGTAACAGTACAATTTCAATAATAATGGCAGATAATAATATACAATATTTAAATAAAAGTTTTAGTGATTTTAAATCTAATTTAATCAATTATGCTAAAACATATTTTCCAACAGCATATAATGATTTTTCAGATGCTAACCCAGGAGCTGTATTTATTGAAATGGCTTCATATGTTGGTGATGTAATGTCATTTTATCTTGATAATCAAATTCAAGAAAACTTTTTATTGTATGCTAAAGAAAAAGAAAACTTGTATGCTATATCTTATGTTTTAGGATACAGACCTAAAGCATCATATGCATCCTCTGCTACAATTGATTTATACCAACAAATACCAGCTTTACCAGGTTCAAATCCCTTAATTCCTGATACGACATATGGTTTAATAGTTCCTTCTAACACAACAATAAATTCAATTTCTACTGGTACTAAATTTCTTACTACTCAACAGGTAGATTTTACAGATACAGGAAGTGCAGTTATTACTTTTTATGATAATGATACTTTTTTAATTAGAAAATCAGTTCCTGCTATATCAGCTGAAATAAGAGAAGCAACATTTGATTTTACAACACCACAAAAATTCTCTACTATTAATATAAGTGATACTAATGTATTACAAATATTAGATGTAACTGATAGTGATGGTAATATTTGGTACGAAGTTCCTTATTTAGCTCAATCAACAATTTATGATAAATTAGCTAATCCAACATACAATTCTGACCAAGTTCCTTATTTATTAAAATTAAAGCGTGTTCCGCGTAGATTTGTTTCAAGATTATTGTCTGATAATAGTTTACAATTAGAATTTGGAGCTGGGGTTTCAAATAAATCTGATGATGATATAATTCCAACTCCTGATAATATTCAATTAGGTTTAGTACCAGGTATATCTAATTTATTAGATGATTATAATCAAACTTCAATATTTTATACTCAAGAATATGGCTTAGCTCCATCTAATACTACTTTAACCGTAAGATACTTAATTGGTGGAGGTATTACTTCAAATGTACCTGCTAATGATTTAACAAACATTGATTTAACTCCAGTGTATTTTAAATCACAAATTACCGATAATACTATTAAAAATAGCTTAATATCTACTAATCCTAACCCATCTTCAGGTGGTAGAAATGCTGATGAGATAGAAGAAATTAGAAATAATGCTTTATATGCTCATTCATCTCAATTACGTGCTGTAACTAAAAATGATTATATTGTTAGAGCATTATCACTTCCTTCAGATTATGGTAGTATATCTAAAGTATATGTTAGTCAAGATTTAAGTGTTAATCCTCAAACTACAACATCCCCAACAGCAGTTCCAAATCCATTATCTTTAGATATGTATGTTTTAGCTTATAATGATAAAAAACAATTAACTCAAGCAACAACAACATTAAAAGAAAATTTATCTACATATTTGAATGAATATAGAATGGTAACTGATGCTATTAATATTAGAGATGCATTTTATATTAATATAGGAGTTAATTTTGATATAACAGTAGTTGGTGGATTTAATAACCAACTTGTATTACAAGAATGTATTAATAATCTAAAAAATTATTTTAACATAGATAAATGGCAAATTAATCGTCCAATTATACTATCAGAAATTACTGTTATTTTATTACAAACAAAAGGTGTTCAATCTGTAGTTAAATTAGAAATAATTAATAAACAAGATAGTACAGGTGCTACTTATTCTACTTTAGGATATGATATATCAGGAGCTACTAGAAATGGCAATATATATCCTTCAGCAGATCCTTCAATATTTGAAGTAAGATACCCTGATACTGATATTCAAGGTAGAGTTGTTACTTATTAAAAATTAAAAATATGAATTTACAAAAATTAAAAGGACACGTTCCTGATAAAGTTATTGAACAGATCCCTGCTGTAATGGAAAAGTTTCAAATTAATACTCCATTACGTTTAGCACACTTCTTAGCACAATGTGGACATGAGAGTGGTGGATTCCGTTTAACAAAAGAAAATTTAAATTATAGTGCTAAAGGTTTAATGGGTATATTTAAAAAATATTTTCCAACTGAAGCTTTAGCTAAACAATACGAACGCAAACCAGAAAAAATTGCTAATAAGGTTTATGGTGGCAGAATGGGTAATGGACCTGAAGCGTCAGGTGAAGGTGCTAAATTTTGTGGTCGTGGTTATATTCAACTAACAGGTAAAGACAACTACACTGCATTTGGTAAATCAATTAATGAAGATATGACAGCTAATCCTCAAGCAGTAGCTGACAAATACGCATTATTATCTGCCGCTTGGTTCTTTAATAAAAATGGTTTACATAAAATAGCAGATGGTGGTGCTACTGATGCAGTTGTTACATCTATTACTAAACGTGTTAACGGTGGTACAATTGGTTTAGCTGATCGTATCAAACATTTTAAAGAATATCATGCACTGTTAGCATAAGATAGTTTGGCAGTTAACATATTTATATGTAGTAATTACTAACTATGGCTATATATAAAATATTCCCCGAAAAGAGTGCTACTTTATATTCATTCTATCCTACAGTTAATACTGGATTAGATGAAATATTAGAGATTAGCACTTTTTATTCAATTAATGGTACTGATGAAGTGTCACGTGCTGTTATTAAATTCCCTTCTACTCAAATCAGCGATATAATCGCTAATAAAGTATCAAGCAGTATTTTTGATGTATATTTAAAGTTATATTTAGCTAACGCTTCATCTATACCTTTAGACTATACATTATTGTGTTATCCACTATCAGGAAGTTGGAATATGGGTACCGGTCGATTAGGTAATGTCCCAGCCACTACAGATGGAGTTAGTTGGCAATACAAAGACCAAAATAGTGGAAATGCCTGGATTAGCAATTCATTCCCATCAGGTGTAACTGGTTCATATAGAAGTGGAAGTGCAGCAGTGTCTGGTGGTGGTACATGGAATTCAAATGTAAATTATCAAGCAACACAATCCTTTACAAATTTAACTTCTAAGGATATTGAATTAAAAGTATCTAATACTGTAAGAGCTTGGTATAGTAGTTCAATACCTAATGATGGTTTTATTTTAAAACATAGTTCATCTATAGAATTTACATCTCAATCTAAATTTGAAACAAAATATTTCTCAGGAAATACTCATACAATTTATCCTCCATGTTTAGAAATAAGATGGAATGATTCAAGATACACAGGTTCAATAGCTATAGTTAGTTCAAGTTTATTTACAGTTACTTTAGGTAATAATAAAAGCGAATACCAACAAGATTCAGTTCAACGTTTTAGAGTAAATGTTAGAGATCAATTCCCAACAAGAAGATTTCAAACAACTTCACTTTATCTAGATAATAAAGCTTTACCTACTTCTTCATATTGGTCAATAAAGGACTTGGATACCGAAGAAATTGTCGTAGATTACGACACAAACTATACTAAAATTAGCTATGATGCTAGTGGTAGTTATTTTGATGTTTATATGAACGGGTTAGAACCTGAACGTTATTATAAATTATTATTTAAAACTGTGTTAACTAACGGTGAAACAGTTATATCTGATAATAATTACTATTTTAAAGTTATAAGATAATGTCTCGTATACCAATAGAGAAAACAGTACTTGATAAGGAGGACTTTGATAAAGTTATTAATAGACAATTTAGTCAATTATCACCTGCTAACCAGATAGGACAAGCAACAGAAATTCCTGCTTTTACTCTTGAAGATTTTTTAGCATTATTTGATTCATTATATGATTTAATCCCACCAGAAATTTTAAGACAATTATTAGAAAGAATAGCTGGAACTTTAGGTGTAAGAACAGATGAAACTGATATACAAGCTTTATTAGAAGAAATTACATCATTAAGACAACAATTAGTTGATATACAATCAACAGTTAAAACAATTAGAGAATCATCATTACAATAATTAGATGGCAGATAATATTAAAATAGTAGGTAGTATATTAGATACAACTCAAGTGTCACGTTATGACATTGATGACTTAAGATTGATTGCATCTAGAAAAATTAATAAAAACTTTGATCCTTTTAAAGATTATATAGAGTATCATGTTTATGATATTGGGGATAATTTATTAGAAAATAACTATAATTACAACCGCTATAAATTACCAACAGATTATAGTTTAAATCCTGTTACTTCTTCTCTTAATATTAACAACCAAACAGCAACAGGAGCTCAAGTAGGAACTGTTTCTAATTTATCTACTACATCATCATCATATCCTATTATTGAAATAGATCCTGTACAAGATTTACAAAATTTAGGATATACATCAGGAGAATTTAAAGTTCAATATAATATCTTTAAAAACAAGATATCTAAATTTCCAGAAGCTGCTTTATTTATTAAAGAAATATCTCCAGATAGAACAGAAATTAGAGTAGGATCTACAGTATTAACTGATGCTCAGCTTGAAACTGGATCTCTTGATTTAATTAATACTTATGTTTCTTCTTCTTATTTTGATCCATTTCTATTAAATTTTGATAATAACGTTCAAGAAATTATTACGAATGTTGTTTTAAATAGACTAGATACTGGTTTTGAAATACTATTTAAATTATACAATGAATTAGATTTTTCAATTACTGAAAAAACATCTTTATGGGTTGTAGAAGAAATATCTACTCCATATATTTTTGATATTAATTTAGATGCTATATTATCTGCTCCTACAGGTAGTGTATTAAGAGGACCTAATTTTAGTAATATTTCAAGATTTGGAGCTGGTTCAACTGGTACTCCTTATTTAAATAATTTTTCTAATAATCAAGAAGGATTATTTAGTTTAAATGCTTCTCAAAGCATTAATATTAACATTAATTATAGCGGTATAGGAGGTGATTCTCAAGATAGTGGATTTAGTAGTTTTGTTAAATTTGGATCTGCTTATTCTCGTGTACAAAACTTTTATACTAAAGTAAAACAGATTGAAACTTATAATAATTTTATAAACCAATATTCATCTTATGTATCTACTACAAGTAGTCTACAATCAGAGATAAATTCGTATTCATCTAGTATTAATACACTTATATCTAATTTTGATGGATTTGAAAATTATTTATATTTTGAATCAGGATCAGTAACATCTTCAGTTCAATATGGTATAACACCTTTTCCAAAATCAGGTAATACTAAACCATATGTTTTATTATCAACAGGATCTTTAAATGCTAGAACTTGGTATAGTGCTTCTTTAAATAATGCTGAAGATTATGATTTAATAAATATTAATTATTTTAAATATTCAGTTCCAGGATATATAGTAGATGACCCACACAATGATAATTACATCACATTTTTAAACATGATGGGTCAATTCTTTGACAATATTTGGGTTTATATAACATCTATTACAGATATAAATTTAGCTAATAATAATTTAAATGCGGGTATTTCTAAAGATATTGTATACAGTATGTTACAATCTTTAGGAGTAAGTATATTTAATAGTTTTGGTGATCAAAATATTGCTAATTATTTATTAGGTGCTAATACAGGAAGTGCTACATATAGTGGTTATTTAACTGATTTTTCTGCTACAGGAAGTTATATTAACAATATTTCTAAAAAAGATATTCTAGCAGAATCTTATAAACGTATTTATCATAATTTACCTTTATTATTACAACGTAAAGGTACTGTTGCTGGTTTAAGAACATTACTTTCTACATTTGGTATACCAAATCAAGACTCTTACACCATAATTTCAGGTTCATTTAGTTCTTCTTATTATACTCCTACTGGTAGTATTGTTACTAGTAGTGTATTAAATGTAAAAGAATATGGTGGTTCAACTACAGAAGGTTTATTAGCAGGATATAATAATGATAAAATTAGAATTATTGATAATGTCACTGCAAGTGTATCTGGTACTTTTGGAAGTGTTTTATCACCATATACAAGTATTTTACAGTATACAACTGCATCATCTAATTTTAGAACAGCAGATGAACATTATGTTGATATATCATTCTCACCTCAAACACAGTTAGATACATATGTTTCTAAATCTATTTCGTCTGTTAATACTAATTGGTTAATAGATAATTATATAGGTAATCCTCAACAATTATATAGTGGATCATACAGTGATTTAGATAATCAACGAAAAATTTACTTTGTTAATGGAACTGGTTCATATGTTGGGTTTACAGGTTCACTCTTAGATTACAATGGATTTATTCGCTTAATTCAGTTTTTTGATAATTCAATGTTTAAGATGTTAGAAGATTATGTTCCTGCAAGAACTAGTCTTTCAACAGGTGTAACTATTAATTCCCCTGTATTAGAGAGAAATAAATGGTCTTATGCTCGCCCTAATAATACAACAAATGAAGTTGAAAAAGATGGTAGTATAGTTGCTCCAGTATTTGAATCAGTATATGATAATTGGTATTCTTATTTATCAGGTAGTAGAACATCATATCTTAATGGTGAAATACCAGGAACAGAAATAGATATATATAATAGTTATTTCGAAAGTAATCCTAATCCTTGGATACGTGGGTTGCAATATACTTCATCAAACGCTTTCTCTCCACAAGTATCTTCTTCAAATCCTTTTCCAATATATGGATATAAAACACAGTATTTTAGTGATTTAACAAATACTTTTAGATCTGATGTTACAGCATCGTTCGTTTCTACTCCTTCCTCTTTAACACTTAATGCACCACAATTAGTACCTTTTGTACCATCTGGATCATTTAATGTAAATGGGGTAATAATTGCTATTACTGGTAGTACATTACCTGCTAATACACCATCTATTATATATGTTTCTACAGGATCTTCTTTTGATAATACTGTAAATAATATTTCTGCTTCTTTTAACTTTAGTAAATCTTTAGCACCTTATAGTAGTTCAATACAATATATTAATGCTAATAATGAATTTTCAAACTTAATCTTTACATCAAGTCTTGCTGTAAGCTCAGCTGTAGCTAATACCTACTATGTAATTTCAGGAAGTACTACTTTAAATTTTTCAGGAGCCGTTGATAATCCTTCAAGTCAATCATTTGATGTAAATGGAATTTTATTTATAGCAACGTCATCAATATTCCCTAATACTTCTGATAGAATATATGTTCCAACAGGTTCAACAGTTGATGGAACTTTATCCAATATTACAGTTGCTTTAAACTTTAGTAGATCTTTAGCACCTTATAGTAGCTCATTTCAACAAATTTCATCAAGTGTATCGGCTTCAGGAATTTTCTTTACTATAAATCCTTATGGAGTTTATCCAGGAAGTTCTTTACCTAAAATGCCAAGTTATGATGATTTTATTCGTTCTGACTATAATATATTGTTAAATAATGTTTCTAGAAGTTTATTTTCAACTTCAAGACAAAAATTAGAAATATCAGGCAGCTCAGGAATTATTGGAAGTGGTTCATATGCTTTATTATTATCGGCTTCATTACAAGATTCTTATTTATCTTTAGATTCGTACACTTTACCAAGACACAAAGGTGTAAAAATATCAAGTCTTGACTATAATATTTATACTCCATCTTCCTCAGATTATGTTGGTGATAATTCGTATGGTAAAACAGCAGTTATAGATCACTATGTTAGAAAAATTGGATTATTTACTCAAATTATAAGTAGTTCATTTTTACCACTTAGAAATCAAACAGCATTAAAATATCTTATTGATGAAAGTGGTAGTTTAACTGAATTAAGTCAAACATCATTAAATGGTATTGATAGCCACTGGGCTGAAGTTCAAAATACTTTTAAACTAGGAAGACAAGCTACTGTTGCTCTATTTGATAACCAGCAATATGGAGATCAAAAGACAACGGATGGTGTTAAACCTATATTTGATAGTGGTTATTCTTATTACCCTATTTTATATTATAGTGGAAGTAATGATCCAAAATTATATTTTCAGTATGTAGGTAAAGGTAATGGTATTTTAATGGCTGCTAATAATGAAGGACTTTTTATAACAGGTAGTACTAATAACAGATATACCGCATCTGCTTTTACAGGTGGTACAGGTAGTATATTTTCTGCTTTTGATGCATTAGATAGTAATTATTCTATTGGTAATAGCTACTATTCTAATATTAGAGTAGGTCAAACAAATAGTTTTCCTACGTATAGTATTTCTCAAAATACTAACATGGCCTTTTCAGCTAATTTTGGTATAAATGTCCAATTTCCAACTGCTGCCTCTTC